TTAAGTAGTCATCTCTACTTATTCTTTCTAACTCAAAATCTGTGAAGGTGCTGTCAGAATTAGTTTTTCTAATTACAGCCTCTTCTATATCAACAGTGTGTGAGTTTAGGGTATAACTAGATGTGTTAGCTGTTAAACTTTGACTTGATGTTGTAACAGTCCATAACTGCACACTTCTGTTTAACCACTCCTGTAATAATAAATTTAAACTTCTTCTACCTTGTTGAGCTTCTTTACCTGTTTGAGGTTCTCCGCCTATTCTTGAAAAAGCCTCTTCTATTATTTCATCTACTGCTAGTGTAAATGTGCGAGTGCCAGATGTTGCCATTTTTTATCCTAATATGTTTTTACTAATTTTAAAATAATTGTGTAGTGGTCTCCACTGGTGTGACCTGTTGTTGTTAATAGTAAGTCTCCATTAATACCAGAACCAGCATTGTTTGTTATTCCACCAAAATCTCTAAAGTCCATGTAACCTTGTGAAGACAAAGCACCATTGGCTCCTAATACTTTACAAACAACATTAGAGGATGCGTTCCATAATAAATCTACACGCATTCCAAATATGTCATAGTATATCTCTTCGATGTTTACTCTTGAGCAAGCATCACCAGTTGTATTATTAGCTAGGGATGAAACATCAACTTTAGTTACAGCACTTTCACCTGACCCGTCAGAAATATTTGTAAGTTTTACAAGTATTCTCTTTGCACCTGGTTCATCTCCAATAGTTTGCGATGTTACTGCATCTGCCATTTTTTACCTCCTAAAATAATTTTAGCCTCGCTCCTCACAATTAAGAGGAGCAAAGCTATGTATTTACAAATATGCATTTTAAAATACTGAGTATTCTAACTCTACTGTAAATCTTCCAGCAGTGATATCAGCGTTAACTGCAGTTGTGGCAAAAGCATATAAGTTTTTGCTTGCAATCGCAGCTGTGATATTTGGAACAAATATGTGGTAGTTACCAGCAGTGTTGTTAAAGTTGATATCTATCTCAGTAATAGATTGTGTAGCACTTAACTGTTCATTAAATGATGTTACACCAGCACCAACGATTTCAGTTCCCGAAGAAACTGCAGCGTTTGTTGCTGTGCCAGAAGTTGCACTTAGTGATAAACCACCAACAAGAGTTTCACCTGCTGCTGTTGTAATACCAATTAATGCTCTATGAATGAAAAATTTTGTAGGTGTTACTAGACCGTCTGGTGCGTCTGTATTTAATGCACCAAGCTCTACAAGAACATCACCATCTCCATAAGCGGTTGATGCTGCGTTTGTAGCTGCTAGTGAGCCTGCAAATGATTGAATCTTTCTAGTTCCCATGGAAACTAGTTGACCAGTTGAGTTTACTGAAAAACCAGTCTCTGTAATAGCACCTGAAGTGCTGTCTTTGTTAACTACGTTAAATCCAGCTTCTGAGCGAACTGGACCTGAAAAAGTTGTGTTAGCCATTTTAAACCTCCTTGGTTATATAGACCTCGTTACATAGTCTCTATACCGTCTGCTATTGCAGTCTATGTAACTTGTTAATAAGTATAAGGGGGGATAATCCCCCCTTATAGCGTACTTTATGCTCCTGGTGAGCCGAAGATACATCTCCAGTCAGAGAATCCGAAAGAATATCTTTCAGATGCTTTGAATCGCATATTTCCTGTTTCAAAGTCTGGCTCCATTGAAGTCTTCAGTGGTCTTCTTTGGAACATTTTTAGACCTGTGTTTGTTAAGTCAGTCAAGATAAAGAACGCATCAGTGTCAGTTAAGTAGTGGTTTACTGCATAACCTTCTGGAAGCATACTCATGCTTCTTAATGCGTTGATATCGTTATCTGCTGTACCAACTCTTAGCTCACTTCTCAAAATTCTTTGAGCTGTGAAAGCTAATTCTTTTGGTATAATCAACTTACGAGCTTGAACTGCTACTGGGATATCTCTATCGTCAGCGAAACCACCAATCTGAATGATTGCGTTTTCTAATGAAGACTCGGATAAGTCTGCAGCGGTTGAAGGTTCGTTTGATTGTGTTCCAGCCATAAGTGTTGGGTGGTCAGTTGCAATAAGCTCCTTACCATCTCCACCTACAAAGCTAGAGTTAAATGCATTATTAAGTACGTTAGCAGCTTTCACCTGTTTTGTGTAAGCCATAGAACGTGCTAATGCAGCAGTATATCTCTTTGAAAGAGTATCATAGAGGTTATCCTCTACTGCTTCTTCTGTGATTGCAAAAGCAAGTGCAATTGTTTCATGCACATATCTTGCAGTCCACTGTTCAGCAGCAGTATCAAATTCTACAGAAGCACCCTCTGACTTTGTTGGTGCAGCACCAAATCCTGTCAATAGTGTCTCTTCTTCGAATGCTCTATCTGATGTTTCTTCAGTAAAGATTTCTGCGTGTTCACGTTCCCAACGCTTGTACTCCAAACCAAATAAGGCGTGGAGACCTGGTTCTAACTCTTTTACGAGTTGACTTCTTGATATAACAGCCATGTTTTATTCTCCTTTACCTTATACACCCACAGTACCGTCAGCATCAATGTGTTGGTTTAATTCATGTTCATGAATTGTTGCCTCAAGGATACCGTTTGTACCGAAAGCGTTTTTTGGTGTTTCATATAGACCAAGGATTCTCATTCCTGCAGTTCCAGTTCCAGTTGTACCTGAAATCTCAAACTTGGATTGTCCTGTGCTAGTATCGCCTGTACCAGCAACGTGGTCCGCTAATTGTCCAATGTCTGCAAAGTCAGCAGAACCTGCTGATTGAATTGCATAAACTATATTGGGGTCGTCATAAATGTAAGCAGTGACATCGCCACTACCTTGTGTAGTTGTACCTGTTGGGAAATATCTTGCGAATTTCACTTCCCCATCACTAGCGGTATATTGACAACCTGCGAATACTCCTAAGATTCTGTTACCAGCTGCGGCTACATCAATGTAACCTGTAGCAAGTAATTTAACGAAATCACCAGTAAAAATATTTGATGATGTTCCAGAAGCTATTTTGTATTCATTGGTTCTAATTTGTCCACCAGTTAGATGTCTGACAGGTCTTGCTCCAAAAGCAGCATCTACATTTGCCATATTTTCATCTCCTAATATTAAAATTAAAGTTAATAAACAACCCCATACTAAATTTAGTCTTCAGCCTCTTTCTTCTTTTTACCAAAAGAGACGGAACTTCTACGCTGTTGTGTTATAGGCATAGATGGATTTTGCTCTTTTAAGATGTCAGCATCTACAGCTTCGGTTTGAGTACGAGTTTTATTTTGATAATAATCGTTCTTCGCCTCTGCCATTTCTACTGGTATCTTAGCCAAAACTAAATCACCAGAGCCTATTACCCCAGCGTACTTACCTGATTCATGTACGGGGACATCAAAATCTGGGTGTTCTTCTTTTCTAACGAACTCATAGCCTTCACGTTTTTTCTTGGCTATGTTTCGGGCATCATCCTCCCCACCCATACTCACTCTCAGCCAACGATATTTCATGCCGTCATCATTTGGCTTTGGAGCATCTAGATATGAAGGAGGTGTGTAAGTTACTTTGCGTTTCTGATGTGTTCTAGAAGTTTTCACACCAGACGATATATTTTTATTGGTCATTTGTCACTCCTAACAAATTTTGCATATTCTTCTAAAGGCACACCTAATTTCCTAGCCATAGCCATTTGACTATTGCTCAGAGTTACTTTGTTGTTAGGTGCGGATGGTGCACGAGATACACTCGCTACGACTTGCTTTGGTTTAGCTCCGCCTTTACCCAAGTCTGGGAAAGCCTGTGCTAACTGCCTGTCTAATTCAGAATAGTATTCCTCTGATGAGGGGTCGTATCCTTCCATTTTTAACTGAGCATCGATTGCGTATGCCGCTCCAGTTTTCGCAGCATCCTGTCCAAACCAAGTATTTACTTGTGCCCATTGAAGTGCTCTTGGGTCAGGTTGTGGTTGCGTTTGCTGTTGCGGTTGTGTTGGTGCGGGTTGTTGCACTTGTTCGGGTTGTTCTGCAGTTGCTTTCTGCTTTCTATCGAACAGATGTTTTTGTCGCTCCAAGTCTTTTAACTCAAACTTTGCGTCAGCTATCTCTTCTGCAATCTTTATTTCCTCATCGGTATTGCCAGTTTCTTTTGCCATTCTGTAGGCACTTCTAGCATTATCTAGAGTTTTAGTTGCAACTTTTATTTGATTATCAAAATAGTCTTGCTGTAAATTATTGTAATCACTATTCAAAGTGCTTTTTCTTTGAAGCTCTTTATTTAATGTTTCAATCTGAGTTGCTAGCTTTGCTTTTTCTTCTCGCTCTACTGCACGCTCTCTTACAAGCTCGTCTATTCTTTTTTGAAGTCTAGATTTTTTTTTAGGAGCAGCTTGCTTTTCTTCTGGCTCTGCTTCCTCTTGAGGTTCTTGAACTTCTTCCTCTACCGCTTCTTGATTTTCATCAGCAGCGTCTGTAGTTTCTTCTGGGTCTATTGCTTCCATAGTCTCAATAGCTTCTTCAGTATTGAGTTCTTCCATTTTTTCAGTATCCCCTTCAGGAACTATTTTCATCGGCTTTTTCTTTTCATCCGAAGTGTCGTGTAATACTTGCATAGGTTTCTCCTAAGAATTGTACGCTACACAAATGTAGCTAGTTGATAAAAGTGAAATTAACTTATTTCACTTACATCTGGGACTACACCCAGAATCTCGTCATCGTTCATGATTCGTAATTCTGCTTGTCCGTATTTGAAACGGTGTCCAGCATATTTTCCAAACATGACGTAATCTCCTAATTTACACCAAGGACTTGTCATATCTTCTCGCTTGTATGCATCCTCACCAAGCTCTATGACTTTTCCTATTGATGCTATAGCTCTGTGGTCTTCTATTGACTTAGTGGGTAAGTAGATACCCATATTTGTTTTATTAGCTATATCTAAAGTTTTAATTAAAATTCTATGACCTGTTGGTCTTGGGTACTTATCGTTTTTAAGTTCTACTTCTTCTAGTTTAAATGTTGTGTTAGTCATCTAGTTCCTCTATGTTTTTAGCAGTTTCTCGTACTATTTCTTTAGCTAGAACTAAACCTCTGACTTGACCTACAGATTTTTCAAAATTATCTTTTATTATTTTGCCATCTGCAAATGCATTTTTTCTACTCTCTATCTCAGAGTCTATTTTTCTTAGTATGTGTTTTACAGCCTTAGTTAGTTCCACTAACTAGAACGTACCCTTAAAATATTTTTTTGCAATAGACTTAGAACTTTTTTTAGTTTTAAAACTAGGCTTGCCACCCATCTTTGGTGCAACAATACCGCCTTTGTTCATGTTAACCCTTTTTCTAGCCTCTTCCATTTCTTTACCTACATCAGTGCCTAATTTTACTGCACCTGCTCCAGCAGCAGCACCAACTCCTACTTTTACTTTACTTCCTATTCCAGAACCTTTTCCTGTGCCGCCACCAACTTTTTGTACTAAGTCTGGGCTTTCTTTAATTTTTTCTGCCGCTTCATTTATTTGTTTGTTATATTTATCAACGTCTGCTTTGTACTTTTCTTTTAGTTCCTTATTTTTTTTAAAAAAATCTTTGAGGTAATTTATAATTCCTAGCTTTGTTGGTTTTTTTGGAAAAGCTGGGATATTAATATTGGTTCCTCCTACATTAACATTTTTGCCCATTATATGTACCTTTTTCTCCCTTTCATTTTTACGAATGTTCCTGGTTTATATTTCTTCCTTTTTCTTTTTAATTTTTTGGATTTTGCCATACCGCCTTTTTTTAAAGCAACCTCTGGTATTTCATCCTCTTTTTTCTTCTTTTTCTTTTTGTCTTTTTTTTCCTCTTTTTCTTCTTCCTCAACTTTTTCATTAATAATATCTGCAAAGAAATCAATTAATTCTTTTCCCTCTTTGACTTCTTCTTTTACTAAACTTGGGTCCATTAAATATTGTGAACCAAGACTAGGCATTACCACATTACCAAAAAAACCAGATTGATTTGGAACAAATCTTGAACCTGTAGACAAACTTTGCAAATATTGTGGAATTTGTCCCATCGTGCTTTGAGACAGTGCACTAATACCTCTATTAAAAAGATTTGAACCTTGTCGAATTACACTTTGTCCAAATGGTGAGCTAATACCTCTTGCTGCCGCTCCAAGAGTTGCTATGCCTGCTGGAATTAAAGGTGCCGCTAATGCTAGTGGAAGTACCATTTTATTTATCCTTCATCTGTTGTTTGGCTATGTCAGCCATTGTTTTTTCTCTAGCAAGAGATTTGTTTGCCCTAGAACGTAGTGCATCTCGTCTCTCGTTAGACTCAATCTTTTGTGTGTCTACTGCAATGTCAGACTCTGCTTTTGCTCTTTCCAACTGTAGCTTTGCAATATCAATCTGTGCGTCTGCAGCTTCTTTCTGTTCTTTCATATTTAACTCACGCTGTCTGTCTTGTGCTCTTTGTTGTGAGTCCATAACTTTTCTGTCTGCTTCTTGTTTCTTAATAGCTAAATCCTGCATTGCAATCTGAACTCTTGGGTCTTGCATCTGCTGTGCCTGTGCTGCCTGCTGTGCCGCCATCTGATTTTGTTGAGACATCTGTAGTGCAGCTTGTGCCTGCATTTGTGCAACTTGATTTTCTACCTCTGGTGGTAGTGCCTCATATCCTTCATCTTTGCCAGGATTTGCTCTGTCATATTCTGGTGCTGGAGGTAAC